TTCACTCAAGGCCAGCTTTCTCCAGTGTCATATCAACGACGCCTTCTTCAATCAGTCGGCGGCGATTAATCATATGTTGCGCTTGAACTTCTTCTTTACTACCACCAAAGTAAGGCACACAATGTCCTTCATCAATCATGATTTCTGTAGCTGGACGCCATGCATCATTCTTTGCATCATATACAGTAAAGTCGCCGAGTATGCGTCCGAACTTACCTTTCATGTCTTCACCATTCTTGGCAACTTGTGTTTTCAGAACACACTCTTTTCCGAGCAACTGTTTCAAACGGTTCTTTGCAGCTACACCAAAAACTTTTTCTACTTTGTCACTGGTGCGAGATTCAGGCGTATCAATACCCATAATACGAACCCGTTCATCCTTCAACCAAACACCAAAACCCAAATCGATATCAACATCAACCGTGTCGCCATCGACAACTTTAATTAATTTACATCTGTATTCGTGCATCTAATGATTACCTCCTTTGTTTCTTATTTTGTCCCATTCTTCGGGAGTAACATTATCTATACTATGATGACCAGGCGCTGGCGCGAACACAGTTTTATTTTCTTCATCGTGAATATGTAATTGAATCAAAGCATAATGCAAGATTTTCATTACATCCTTACGCCCGTCGGCAGCGTTACCCTTTCGCCCGTATCGTTTTGCGTACTTGATGACATTGCCCAAGCAAAAGCCAGTACCATGACCAGAGTCAATGATAACGTCAGTAGCCTGATACTTATTCGTCGCATAATGTTGGTCGTATGTTTGATCGACATATTTTTTAAATTCCTCAATCAACTTATCTTCATTAAACTTGTAATTCATTACAATCTTCATCCTCGTTATCATCATCACTATTTTTTAACAAACAGGTGCCACATTTCGAACCCACTTTATCTATAAGGGTGGGATCTTCTTTCAACATTTTTTCGGTTATAGCGTTACAAATACATATGTACATACAAGAATTGCTTCCACTGAAACAACTCCTGTCAGGAAACCTTTCCAGAACTGAAGTTGTAATGTTTCTTTATACTGCATCAGTCACTCTCTTTCTCAAATCACTTGTTGAAAATCTGTGGTCTCTTTTATTAAAGTATATCTCAATTCCTCTCTTAGCGCAAGTGGCTCGACCAGTAAAAGTTGTATCTTTATACTCTGCGCCTATGATACGAATATGGATATTAACCATATTTAAAATATCAATTAAATCATCTTCTGACTGATATGGTATGATTTCATCTACATACTTAACACCAGCCAATTGAGTGTATCGTTCTACCAATGATTGAACAGGTTTATTTTTTTCTGGACGGTCCAACGAAGGGTCTACTTGTAATCCACAAATCAAATAATCACACTGTTCTTTTGCCTCCCGCAACATCGACACATGACCCGCATGAAGCAAATCAAAAGTACTTGCAGTAAACCCTACTACCTTTCCCATCTATAAAACTCATGTTGTCCAATTGTGCCCGTGTATTCCATACCACGGTCTTGTGCCCATTTAGGTCTAACATGGAGAGCGTGATAGTGCGTAGCACCTTCAGTCATACCTCTCCAGTTACCTTTATCATAAACTTCTTCTGCCATCATATATGATTCCATCCACGCATCAGGATCGCCTGGATCATCACTAACACCATCACAAAACCAAGAGAACTGACACATATGCCGTTTAGGTACCATGTTGCCTTTCCAGTTCTCAACCCAAACCGACTGTTTCACAACCTCACACACTGTGTTGGGATAGTAAGTATCCTCAACACGATTCATTACTACATCAGCAACGGCAGCTTGACCAGCAAAAGAATCGCCACGAGACTCATGGTAAATATTGAGAGCCAAACAATGGCGTTGGTCAATAAGAAACTTTTCTTCAACCGTTGGTCCAACTGGTTCGAGGATAATTGTAGATTCGACAACCTCTTCTGCCGTTGTTTCTTCCACAACTTTCTTTTCATGTTCTTGCTCATCGGGAATAATCCAACCAATAAATGCATATAAAACAAAAAACCAAAAAACTCCGAAACCAGCGAAAGCTAGTTTCCTAGTTATCGATTTTTTCATTAGACTATTTTCCTTTTCTTTCCTTCTATGTCTGTTGCTGTTATAGTATAAGAAGAAGTTTCATCAACAAATTCCGCAGTGAGTGTTTCTCCATCTTGACAAAAAGAATTTGCCATGAATTGCCAGTGAGATTCAAATGCCTTCTTAGCACCAACAGTTCGACCCCACCAGTGAGCCGCAACCATCCATACTAAGAACATTAGAGTTAATTCGGTAGGTGTTAGATTGACCATACAAGTTCTCTCCTGTTACTGAATTCGCAAACCTTTTAATCGTTGGCCAACATTCGAGTTATCAAATACCGGACCATCGTCAGCAGTGTCATCTGTCAAATTTTGTTCAGACTGTTCTAAATCATACAACTTCATTTTGCTTATGTAAACACATATCACAAATCTTTTATTATGATTCGGGTCGTTGTAACGGTTCTTCAACTGTTTCACCATAATCTGATTCAGACTTTCCAGTTCTTCACTGGTAACAAGTGCGAACATTAAATCGGCGGTAGCAGGAAGACCAAAAGATTCGGAGGTATCTTCCAGGCCTGGATCGGAGTTGGTATACCCCGAACGAGTCGTTTGTGTTGCAGATAAAATAGGAACATCAAATTCTACTGCAAGACCGCGAACCTCTTCCGCAATTGATTTGATATAAGTGTAAGAATTGATCGCACCTCCCATACTCTTCATTCTCGATGACGCACATATATTTAGGTAATCAATGAACACAATATCTGGTCTGAACGATTTCTTCAAACGAAGTTCATTCAGCAACGCACGAAAGTGTCCAGTGTGTGCTTGTCCAGTCGGATATTCTTTGATAATCAATTTACCATCCGTTTTATCTCGTATAGCCGAGACCCTATCCAAGAACATCGGTTTTGATAGATGATCGAGTTGGTCAATCGGAACATTCAACAGATTCGCATCGATTCTTTCTGCGATTCGTTCTTCCGCCATCTCCATCGTAATATACAAAACATTGCGTCCTTGGGAAAGGCAGTTGGCGGCGCTATGACACATAAAGAGACTTTTACCCACGCCTGTACCAGCCAGTGCGATGTTCAGAGTCTTATTGGGGAGTCCACCTTTGGTGATTTCATTAAAGTATTCCAAGTCGAAAGGAATCCTCTCCTCCTGCTCATGGTAAAAGTCATATCGCTCTTCTACATTTTCTAGATAGTCATGTCCAACATTTGTGTCAAAGCAGACCGCCAGTGCCTTTTGTAACACATCAGGAATTGCGTTCTTGGTCAATTGCTGATGTTTGCCATCAATGATCTGAATAGATTCCATGATAGCATTATACACAGCACGATCTTGACACCACTTCTCAGTGGTGTTCAATAACCATTCTGAATCTTCTTCTTTAGGTGTGAAGATATCAGGCAGGATATCAAGAGCGTGAGTATACATTTCTTCGTTCATCGTTGTAACTTCATCAAGTTCAATCTTGAACGCTTCGAGTGTTGGTAGCTTGTTGTACTTGGTTACAAACTTCGTAACCTGATCGAACAACTCACGATAAACACCCTCGAAATATTTTTTCTGAACGAAAGGCAAAACCTTTCGCATAAAATCGTCTTGGGTAAGAATGTTTCGTAGAATGGTCTTTTCTAATTCTATGTTCATTTAGTCTCAACATCTCTTAACTTCACATAACCACTTTCAATACCAACTCGAATAATATCCTGTAGTGCTTCGGTAGCTTGATTTTCAAGAAGGTCATCATCCTCTTCAACGTCTGGGTCTGGCGAATATACTATTTTATAATCGAAGGTAAGTCTCTTCTCTTTACCATCAAACCTAACAACACCGTAACGAATAACCGTTTCAGGATACTCGCCTGTTAGAAATCGTACATCCCAACCAGAACCCAATTCTTCTGGTGTTGGAATCAGTTGATAATCAATATTCTCTCTCATTCTTCTTCCAAGTCAAGTTCGAGTGATGTTCCATTATGACCTATTTTATACATCTTTTCAACATATTCTACAAAATCTTTTGAGGCAAGAATACTATTCCAGAATTCACCGTCAAGTTCTTTCTCACGATACTTCTTCTCTTCTCCGGATTTTTGATACCAACCATTAGATGGTTTGGTTACGAACCCACCGGCCAACGCAACATCAAGAAGACCACTGTATTTGTTGATACCACCTTCCCACGAAACTGAGACTGGAATCTTAGACTTCTCTTTTACGTAACGAGACTTCTCTACATTGATGATAAAATCATAACCAGTGATTTCAGTGCCCGTTTTGTTCTGTCGGCGGCCGATAATCCAGATGTTATCAGCAGAGTAGTAGATACCCGTACCACCACCCACAACGTCTTTAGGAAACAAACCGATTTCTTTATAGGTGTGATTGACTGCCAACAAAGGAACATTCTTCATTGTCAAATAGGGTGTGGTCATACGAAACAAACCTTTCAGTGCTTTTGCTCGTGACATATCCGCAACTGATTTCTCATCGAGAGCATCTTCAAGTTCCTTTTTAGACGCCAGGTTTCCAATGGAATCGATGACCACAATGACCTTATCACCAGACTCGATGTTGTCAAGTTGATTGATGAGGTCAAACTTTAATTCTTCCACGTTTGTGATTGGAATGTGAAGGACACGTGATGTATCAATCTCAAACACATCAAAGTAAGATTCGGGCGAACCAAACTCTGAATCATAAAACAACATCACGGCTTCGGGGTCGGCCTTTAGATACGCTGACGCAATCTTTAACGCAAACGAAGTCTTGAAATGTTTTGATGGACCAGCAAGAACTGTCAGTCCTGGCGCAAGACCACCTTCGATAGAACCAGATAACGCAGCGTTCAGCATGGGAACATCTGTTCGTACCATTTCTTTTTTTGTG